GTAACTTTGATGTTACCAAAGTCATCTTCTGTGACTTGGCTAAAATCTAGCAATTGAACATTAGAACCGTAGTTTGCTTGGCCTAAAACAATTTGACCACCGAATATAAAGTCACCAACTGAAACATCTGCACCGTCAACTGTTATTTTTATCACGCCATTTCTATAAGCAGGTAAATCTAACTTAAAAAAGCGTTTTATATCAATAATAGGTGAGAAATAATAAAAATACCAGTCAGTCACATCTGAGTTATCAACCATCGAAATATCTTGATTGTAAACGATACCCTCATCGGCATCTGTAACGGTAACATTTATCGAGGTGGCGTTATTAATATTAAACCCGGCTATTGAATTGGTAATGGATGAGCTTTGAAACTCAAATATTAATTCATCATCTCCAAAAGATTGAGTGCTTATCACAGTGTCAAACATGGCAAATTTATTAGTTGGTGAAACTATCACCCAAGTCGGTACGGTTTTTAATACGCCCACTTCTGGGTCATCTGTTGTAGAGGGGTCAGCAACGCATTCATAAAGCTTATGTGTGCTTACCTTTATTACTCTGTCACCTGTGTCATAAGTACCGGCAGACCAAGCCACCTCACCGCGCCCTGTATCTGGCTCGGCAATAGTAGATGATATTAAGTTAGTATCGTTTACCTGTACCGGCTTAATTACTCTCATTGCTCTGCCCTCGTTTCAAATCCGTTAAACTCTAAGCGCTGCAAAATAGAAGCAGTTGATTTTGTGTTCTTAACCACTTCGCGGTTATAAGCAGCGTTATCTTCTCGCATCTGCGTAATTTCCTGTTTAAGGGCTTGGTTTTCAGTATTCGCATTGTTTTGCGCTATTTGCTGTTGTTGTGCGGGTATTGCGGCAATGGCACTGTTGAGCGCGTTAACCGCATCCCCTACAGAGACTATACTGTTATCTATACCGAGGGCGACATTTAACAATTGCTCGTTATAGTCAAGTATACCATCTAAGCGCGTTAATTCATTTTCATAAGCGCTTTGATGTAATTGGTAAACCTCATCTGCGCTAGTAATCAACATATCAAACTGTGCAGATTGTTCTTCATAGTTGAGCAAGTCTAGGCTAAGTTTTGCAGCGTTAAATTGTAGCGTTGCGTCTTTAATTGATAAGGTGTTATCTACGATACCAAGCAGGCTATTCAACTGTTGATTGTTAGCCGCTATCAAACCATCGAAGCGTTGAATAGAATCGTTGTATGACTTTTCAGCTAAGGAGTAATCATCATTTGCGGCTTGAATTAAAGCGTTAAATGATTCTACTTGGCTATCAAAGTTTAGGTCTGCAAGCGCTGTTTGTGAGTCATTAAGCTGCGTTATCGCTTCACTAATTGATAGGGTATTGTCAACAATACCAAGCAGGCTATTTAGCTGTGCATTATTTGCATCAATCAAACCATCAAGACGCTGAATACTATCACTGTAGTTTTGTTCAGCTAAAGAATACCCATCATTTGCGGATTGAATTAATAACGCAAAAGACTGTACCTGATTATCAAAGTTTAGGTCTGCTAATGAAGATTGAGCCGCCTTAAACTGGACTATTGCTTCACTAATTAATAACGTGTTGTCAACGATACCGAGCAGGCTGTTTAGCTGTTCAGTTAACGCCACCACTTGACGGTCTGCGCTTAGTTGCTCGGCTTTAATCTGCTTTTCAGTGTTTGACTGTAATAATTCAACTTGACGGTCTGCGCTTAATTGCTCGGCTTCAATTTGCCTGTCAATTGTGTTTATAAGGCTTTGTGTTTCGCTTAGTTCCTCGCCTGCTAGCAATGATATAGCCGCCAATCTATTTTGGTTAAGCGCGTTGCTTATAGCAAGGTCTGACGCGCTAGCAAAGCCTGTAGCATCTTGGTTGACTAGGTTGCTGCTATCAAGTGATTGTGCGCCACTAAAGTCACCACCTCGCGCCATCGTTAACGCTTGCATTAGTGAAGTGCCACCAATACCGGTTGCACTATCAAGCGATTCAATAAGAGACTGCATGCTAGAAGCGGTGCTGTCTAATGCGCCACGCTCACTATTAAGCGCGTCAATTCTTGCACTAGCGTTAGATTGTATTAATGCTATTTCAGCGCTGGCATTGGATTTTATTAATTCCATTTCAACACTGGCGTTAGACTGTATTAATGCTATTTCAGCGGCAAAGGCTTCGTTCAATAAGCTTGTTGCATCATTTACATTCTGCTCGCGCAGTGCTTTTTCAGCGTCTAGCGAAGTCCTTAAAATTGCTATGCGTGACAATTCCGCATCTAACATAGTTTTAGCAGAATTAAGCACTACCTGCGCGCGTTGCTTTTCTAGTTCAATTGCTTGGTTTTGCGCTGCAAACGATTCGCGTAAACCTTGAATTGCATTGGTAACACTTCCCTCACGCAATGCTTTTTCAGCGTCTAATGAAGAGCGTAAACCGTTAATTCGTAAAAGTTCAGCGTCTAAAATTGTTCTCGCGGAGTCTAATACGACTTTAGCGCGTTGCTTTTCTAGTTCTATTGCTTGGTTTTGTGCGGCAAAAGAAGCTATTAAAGCGGTTTCACTCTTATCATAAGCATCTTGACGCAAAGCCTGTTCATCATCTAGCGCATCGCGTAAACCGTTGATGCGTAGTATTTCAGCGTTGTAAGCATCGGTTGCACCGTCAAGCACCGCCTGAGCGCTTTGTTTTTCTAGCTTGATAGATTGCTCTAGTATTCCAAAGGCGCTGCGTGCAGAGTCCTCACGCGCTATACGCTCATCTTCTAGCGCTTCGATGTATTCAGCCATAGCAGGTGATAACTCAAGCAAAGCGGCTAATGTTTCTTGACCACCTTGTGTTGTAATATCCAGTCCTTCAACAAGCGCCCTAAATTCTTCGGTGGTAGATACAAGCGGCTTACCTAGCTGCGTAAACACTTCACTAAGTGAGTTTTGCAATATTTCAAACTTCTCTTGTTCGCTAAAGAAGTTGTCAATGTATTGTGTAGTTAATTCTGTGAATTGTTCAATGCCGCCAACTAAACTGATAATTGATTGTGCAAACTCTAGCTGAATAATTTTACTCACGCCTGATAAATCAAAGCCCATCGTTTTAATCTGGTCGTTAAATATAACTTGCTCACGCGCTACACGTGTCAATGTTTCAAATAAACCTTCGCCAACTTGCTGAAAGTCTTTAACGCCAGGCACTAAAAACTCAGCTATTAAATCACCTTGCTGACTAAATATGGCTTGAAGCTCTGCTTCTATCTCGTCACCGCTTAAACCTTCAAAGCTCACTTTGCCAATGTCAATTTGAAAGCCTGAAAGCGCTTCTTCTAAATCAACTTGCACTATGTCAAAGGTATCAGCAAACGCGCCCGATAAACCTTGCGTAAACTCGTAAAAATCGAATTGATTAAGCGGCCCGACAAAATTACTTTGCAATCTGGCAACCGTTTCAATACCTAGTAATCTGGCAGACTCTAAAACGCTCTCACCGATAAAGCCGAATATGTTCGCCATCTGCTCTTGAATAGCGCCATCTATGTTTTGGAACTCATCTGCGGTACGGTCTGATTTTGATAACCCAAACCAGCTGCTTTTTTTGGTTCTTACTGTAAAATAAGATTGTGCTTCTAATATTCCGCTGTCTATTATTTCGCCAAGTGTTTGACCGACAAACGCTATACCGTTGTCTATAACTGATTGCTTGGTTGAGCTAAAGCCTGCAAAAGACCTTGACGCGTCTAGTTGCCCTTGAAATGTTAACGCGCCAGTTGATGCCGAAAAGCTTTGGGCAAGTTTGCTGATACCATCCGATAAAGCCGTAATTGAGTTACGTATGCCCCGTAGCTCAAACAATTGGTTTATCTGTAGGTCATTAAATTCATCTTGTGAGTTTAGGATTGAGTTTGATTTGTCATCGCTACCAAGCAGTGTGCCTGTGCCTTGCGACTCTTGTAATTCTTCTGTGGGGTCTACTACGCTACCACCACCACCAAACGCGCCACCTAAGAGGCTAGCCATTATGCCAATCATTGCAGCGCCCATCACGAAACCCAAAGGCGGTGCGTAACTAAAGGCTGATGTAATAGCGGTCAGTGCATTAGCGCCCTGCTTTGTAGTTTCGTTTGCTACATGAACACCGGCTTCTGCTGTACTAGCCGTCATCTTTTTAAATGATAGCGCTATCTCTACAATAGCAAGTGCCTGATTCAACGCGCCAAATGCTTTAGCCGCTGCGGTTTTTTCATCAAATAGTGATTGACCAACGGCAGCAACCGAGCGCATACCACTTATCTCGTTCAGTGCAAGCTCGGTATCAAGTTTGCCTTGTTGCTTATCAAGTG